GATAGTCTCTTGGCATTCAGCAGTACTATTAGCGGCTTCTTTAGCAGCAGTAGCACCAGCTTGTGCAAGTGACGTTTCAAGAACTTCTTTGTCATCATCAGATAAGCTACCTGCATTTTCATTCCAAGCATATATTAAACTAAAGTCAACTTGAACGTTTTCGCTCATAGACAATGTTTTGTTCATTCTTCCAATTGAAGCAGAACCATCTAAGTCTAGATAGTCTTCCCATTCAGCACTAGTTCCACCTAAGTCTGGATAACCAAATGAAGATGGAGAAAGAACTACCATTCTATAACCGTATTCTATATTCGTAGGCCAATTGCCCTGTTCACCAATAGTATCAGGTATATCGTACATTGGTATAGCTTTTACATCACCATTTATTTCAAATGTTGTTGCAACTGACGAAAAAACTGGATTTTCCATTACTAGATTACCCGTAGCTATACTATACGATGTGTTATCAAAGTTTGTTACTTTTATACTCGACATAATTTATGTTTTAAAAGTTAATAAATTACGCTACGAATAATACAAAGTTATTAGCAGCTTGTACACATAGACATCTTTCAGAAAGATAATGAACTTCCATAGCATCAAGAGATGAAGTGTAAGCTCCACCTACTGAACCAGTAATCCATGATTTCATTCTTCTATCGTCTGTTTCAGAAGCTCTGTATCTTACATGTAAGAAAGGTCTTCTAATGTTTGATCCTAACATTTGATCATATACTGTAGATGTTCCAGCAGGAATTAATACACCTTTAATGTCATTAACCATACCTCTTGTGGAAGCATCATTTAAATATTTCCAGTCAGTTTTGTAGAAGTCATAAGAACCTCTTCTGAAACCAGAAAATCCAAAGTTAAGTGCCATTTCAGACTCATTATCAAATAAACCGTAAGAAGCAGCAGATGTATTGTTATATCCACCACCAGCTTGAGCAGCAATCATATCATCAAAATCTAAAGCAGTAGCTCTGTCTAAGAATAACATGTTTTCCTCAATAGCTCCTTGTAAATCTAATTGAGATAATATTTGATCAAAATCTCCTAAAGCTCCAGCGCCAGGATTTGCAGCACCAGAAAAACCAGCATACACATTACCTCTTTCTTCTAAAGCAGCAAACATACCTTGAGTACCTGTTCCGTTAGTACCACCAGCATAACCAGCAACACCAGAATTAGCAGCAGCCAACTCACCTTCAACCATTGACATTTCAAGATAATCTTCATATCTTAATCTAGTCTCTGATTCAGCTTTCATGTACCATAAGAATCCAGATGTTCCGTCTTCAGTAGCAACTTCAACCCAACCAATCTGAGCAGTGTCAGAACCATTAACTAAATACTTATCTTTAATAATAGTTGGTTTGTTAGAGAACTGAGTAAAAGATGGAGTAACTGATCCTTCCATACCTAATGTTCCTTTTGCGAAATCAGAACCATAAACAAATACTTTTAAGTTAGCATTTGATAAAGCAGCAAAATCAGCAGAAGTATAAGATACAGCTGTAAAATCTAAATTAGCAGCATTACCAGGATTTGGAGCTACAGTAATTAAACCTTTCAATGTTAATCCAGTAGCTGGATCAAATATTACTACGTTTTGGTTAACTCTAACAGCTACTTCATTTCCAGCTGGCACAGATACTGAAAAAACAGTTTCACCATTCGCTGCAGGAGCACCTTTTGATACATTGTCATAACCAATGTGTAATCTATTTTGTTCAGACCAAATAACTTGATCAGATGTCATTGGCATCTCAGCGCCAACCATTCTTAAAAATCCAGATAACGTTCTGTTACCGAATCTTTCTACTTCCTGCTCATATAATTCAGGTAAGTATTGTTGTGCAAAGTCTGCAAAGTCACCAGCGTTTGGATCAGTCCACTGTAAGTAGTTACTAGAAAGTATTGATTGATCTTGCGTAGGTGTAAGTCCAGCGTTTTGCACTGTAAAATTTCCTAAAGCCATAATTTATTGGTTTTAATTTTTATCGTTTTTTAATTTTAAGTTTAGAACTATTTGCACCATTAACAGCTTTCACCTTAAACCCGTTTAAATATATAGAGTCATCTGGTTGAGATGTTCTTGGATTAGCATTTATATTTCTAGAGTTAGCAGCTACGTTTTTCACAGCGTCTGCTTTGCCCTGCTCATAAAAATGATTTGCAATAGTATCTATGTTTTTTGCGGCGAACAAAGATTTGTGATACTTGTTATAATCTGTGACTTTACCATCTCCATCGAGAAACATTCCTAGAAAATTGGAAATGTCACTTTGACTACTTAATAACTCTTCTTTATTATTAACATTATACCTAACCTTTTTATCTCCTAAATTAAAATCAAAACCTTTGAAATCTTCTTGAAAAAATTTGTTAGTGTTGTCAATAAACTCTTGACGAGTTTTCATTGATTTTTCTTGTTCGTCTTTGTATCTATTGAAAAAGTCTGTAGCTTTTTTCTGTTCTTGAGTAACATTTGATCTCAACTTGATTTCATCATAGTATTTAGATTTAGTGTCTTCAAGAAAGTTTCTAGCTTTAGCAACTTCTTCTTTTATAGCTAGCTTTCGCTTGCGTATAGTTTTTTCATCATCTTCTTCCTCATTGTAAGAAAATTCATCGTTGAGTAAAAACTCAATTTCTTCAGTATTTAAATGTGGTTTAGAAGTTTTGTAAAATTCTTTTAATAATGCTACGTCATCTACTTTTGTGTAGTCAGCATTCAATCTAACATAATCTTCTACATTTCCACCTGTTTCTTCCATAAAAGAAACCAGTTTTTCAATATTTTCAGGTAATTGCTTACCTAGTACTTTTTCATCTCTAACAGCTTCTTTAAGTTCTTTTTCAACTTCTTTAGTTTCGGACTTAACTTCTTCTTCTGTTATTTCTTGTATAGGTGAATCAATCTCTTCTTGCTTTTTTTCTTTGTCAAGTTCTTGAACTGGCGGTTTAGATACGCTTTTTTCTACTTCTGTAGTATTTTCAGTTTTCTTATTATCTTCTACGTTATCTATGCTTGACTCTATGGTAGTATCTTTTTTATCTACGCTAAGATCAATTTTATTGTTCTCTACTTTTTTGTTTGAAAATTTTCTTGGTTTTTTCTTTATTTTAAAATCACCTTCTTGAGGTACGTTTTCTTCTGTTGTTTTATTCATGATACGATATTATATAATTATTGTGGCAATTCAAAATTAGTAGGTAAAGTACTTTCTTGCCTTTGTTGAATCATTTGACTTTGTTGTGTAGCTTGTATTTTTGTTCTTTTATCTTTTCTATCTTCTATTAAAGCTTCTTTTTCTTTCATAGCTTGAACTTCCATTTGCTTTAACTGTTTGTCAAAGCTAAACTGAATCTCAGCTATTTGTTTTTTAATTTCACCTTCTGTTTGAATTCTTTGAATGTCAAATTGTGACTTACCTTGCTCTATTTGTAAAGTTGTTTGAGCTATAGCTTGTTGTTTTTGAACCTCAGCAGCTGCAGTTCTTTCAGCTGTTTGAGCTTGAGCATCAGCTTGAACCATAGCCATTCTCTCTTGTTGTTGAGCATCACTTTTTCTTTTTTGTTCTTGCTTAAGTTTTAACAACTTATTAGCTAGTTTAAGATTTTTTATTTCCCTAATATCTACAGCATCTGGAAGTGATATACTCTGCTGTTGTAAAGCCATTTGTATGTTTTGCTCTAGCATAGCTCTTTCTTCCTCATCTGGTTCTATGTCTAAGTATATGCCAAAATCATATAAGTGTATATTAGAAATTTCTTCTAATGTTTTCACATTGTATAAACTTATACTATCTATTAAACTTTCTCTTAGTAGGTCAAATTGTAAGCTATCTGCTACTCTTAATGATATATTTTCACAAGCTCTAAGAACTAAGAATAAACTAGCACTAAGTATATGTCTAGTTGCTGTATTAGAATTAGCAGCAGCTAATTTTTGTAAACCAACTAAACTATCTTTAGAAGGGTTACTACCGTCTCTAGCTTCATTAAGACCAGTTACGTCTCTTATCATTTGTAAGTAATACTGATAAGTATTA